CCAGTACCAACATCTATGATCGACGGTATACTAAAATCTGGGACGCAGTTCTCCATTAAATGTTTTATTTCCTTAACTTCTTCTTCACTCTTAATTGAAAAGCATAATTCATCATGAACTGTGAGCATGGGCAAATAACCATGGTCAAAGCAAAGCTTCATTGCCATCTTAGTTTGATCAGCAGAGGAAGCTTGAATTAAACGGTTAAGTGATTTGTAGGTAAAGGCCACTTGATATCTTTGCGGATCTTTAGATTTCCATCCAGCTTCGCGCTCCTCAAGAGGGGTGTCCATAATATCTTCCCACCGTTCCTCAAGACGATCTTTATGGATAAGAGAACTCGCTCCTTTATTATAGCCTTTAAGCTCTCTCATGGGGAATCGGCACTTACGCCCAAGCAAAGTTCTTATTTCTTGGCGCTCTGCCGCCACCTTCATGACCGAAGAAGCCATCCCTTTAATAAAAGGCACCTTTTCATCGTAATCATTACGAATCGCTTTAGCGTCCTCAAAAGGTATCCCTCCCATAACATTAGCCAACTTACCAATGCCCATTCCATACATAATACCTAGATTAATAACTTTGGCAGTGGTCCTATCTACATCCGCAATATCGGCTACCATTTGATGAAAGTCTAAATCGGTATTTTGGTACTGGTTTACTATTTCAATAACCTTTTCATTATCGCGTGTAGCTGGAGTTTTTGAAGCGTAATGCATTAGCCATCGAGGTTCTTGGGCGCTGTAGTCGAAGCTGCCCCACTTACATCCCTCTTCAGGAATAAACAAACCACGTATCATTTTCTTAATCTCTGGATGCCTAGCAGGAACTTGTTGCAGATTAGGGTGGCTTGAAGAGAACCTTCCAGATACCGTACCTCCTTCATCAGATCTCAACTGGTTAAACTGGCAATGGATTCTACCTTTATACTGGTGATTCAATATCGTATCTACAAAAGTAGTGTTGGCTTTATTGTATTCGCGAATCTCCAAAACTGTCTTTGCAATAGGGTGAGCATTGTTCTGTAAGAAGTGCTTAGTGAAGCTAGGCGCCCCCGTCTTAGCTGTTCTCTCATAGGTTAAGTTCAGAGCGTCAAATACACTGGCTAGTGAAGTTGCGTTCCACGGCTCCAACCAAATGTTTGATTCATCATGCACCTTCTTTAAGAGAGACTTCTCCTTCTTCTCAAGAAACTTCTTAGTGCTATCAGCCCTTTCTAAATCTACCCTAACTCCTTTGCGCTTCATCTCAAATATAATAGGAAGCAAGGACAGCTCTAGGTCTAGTATATTATCGCAGTTCTCTTTAGATAGCTTTTCAATAAGGACATGCCATAGTTTTAAAGTGATCCTAGCGTCCGCTTCAGCATATGTAGCAACTCTTGAGGCGGGGAGCTTCCACATTTCTTTCTTAGCATCAACCCCGTGTTGTTCCGCTGCCCTTTTTAAATCATACTCTTGCTTCTTTTCCCCAAGATAAGTTGCCCCTAGTGCATTAAGAGAATAACTAAATCTATTCTCATCGAGCAATGGAGCGGCAATCATAGTGTCCAGAACCTTGCCTTTAACTTCTAATCCTTCGGATAAAAGCCAGCCTAGATCATATTGGGCGTTATGAAATACTACATCCATACCGTGATTCAGTTGATCCTGCATCCAACGGCAAACCGTCTTCTTAGACATGTTATCGCCACCGTCATGGGCAATAGGTAGGTAAGCATTCCAATCGTCCGATGCAACAGCAATACCTATCAACTCACCATCGTCCCTTGACCATCCAGGGCCTTTACTTAATAAGTTTGGGTCTCGCGTCTCAACGTCAATACATATAATTTTTTCACCAGATAGGTCAGGTAATACATCCGGTGGGGTCCAAGTAGTCTCATCAAATAAATCTTCCTGCATAGTTAAGAGTCCTTTATTTTTTCAGCCTCATCAAGAGCGCCCCACAAAGCTGTGTAAGCCGCTCCGTCAACAGCATCATCTTCATTGTAAGATCCAACTTTAGATCTTGCTGCTTTAAGTAACGCCATGCAAAAAGCTACCTCTGAACCACTGACCGGATGACCTAAGTAAGCACTCCACATACTCGCAACTTTTTGATGTAGAACGGTGTAGTCTCCGTGTTGAGTGGCTCTGGCACCCGATATAAGACCGCAAGCTTTTTCTAAAATCTCTTGGGGAGTGTTGGTCTGTAGATATCCTTGTTCTTCATCAGTCATAGCTCGTAAAATCTCCGTGTGGTTGGTTCCATTATATGTAAAGCTTTCTTTGCCCGTGTAACTGCAACATAGAAAACTCTATGCTCCTCTGAGGGGTCTTTCATATACTGCTTCCAAGAAGCGTAGGATAAATCTGTAATCACAAGTACATTGTCACTTTCTCCCCCCTTCATTGAATGTATTGTGCTGACCTTGATCCGTGGATTCTTGACATTATCTCCTCGACGTAAGGCATTAAGTACATAGTTCTTGGTGTCTATATCCATCTTTGATAGAGATTTATGCCATCTCGTATCGCTGTCCCATTTTAAACCTAAATTCTCCTGTGCAAAAGACATATCTATTAACTGATCTGTGTCTAAAGAAGTAAAGCACTTAGCCCGTGGACCAAAGCCTTTACTGTAATCAACACCAGCCTTCATTAAATTGTAAATGCTTTTTAAGTTAGAAACAGGAATGCTTTTTCCTTTAGCTAATAACTCCCAATCTATGATAGCGTCATACGTCCTATGGTCGATACTAGTCTTACCATTCCGACTGTACACCCAACCTTCTTGCTCAAGTAACTCAGCGTAATGCGAAGCTATATGATTTGTTCTGGCGAGTATGCACCACTGTCCAGAGTCAAAGGGTATCTCAGAAAAGTTTTGGTGATAGTGTACAGACCCTTCTTCTTCTTTAGGTGACCATTCCTTTGGTATTCTGTTCTCTATCTTTAAGGCAATATTCTGAGCTTCCTGCCACACTCGTTTAGGAAGTCTATAAGATTGAGTAAGAACCTCTTTCTTTTTCGTAGCGTTTAAAAAAGCATTAACGTCTGCACCTTGAAACCCCATAATGGCTTGATCATCATCGCCAGTAAATATCTGGAACTTAGGAGTTTTCCTGAGTACGTTGACCATGGACCATTGTACGGTAGATAAATCTTGAGCTTCGTCTACAAATAAAGCATCTAAATTTGGCGGATCATCCCTAAGTACAAAGTCCTCAATCATATCTGTAAAGTCTATCTTCTTTTTAACTTTCTTATAGTCCTCGTAAGCTTCAACTAACCTGACAAGTTCAGTCCAGTGCAAGTCGTAGTTTTCAGCTTCCATAAAACAATCTTCTAAGGGTCTCATTAAACTTCTGGATGTTTGATAGACGGATATATAAGCATCACCTTGCGAGTATCCAATTATGTCAAAGTCACTTTCCCCCGCCTTCTTATTAGAGGTGGTAAAACTTAACCCCACAGCCCGACCTATAATTCCAAAATCTCTTCCGGTTACAACGTCATCAAACTTGTATCCCCCTGACCTAAAGGCCATTGAGTGTAGCGTTTGAAAATAAGGGAGCATGTCCTCTTGCAAGTTCATATCAAGACAAACCCTATCACGGCTTTCTTGTGCTGCTTTTCTAGTAAATGAAACACAGGCTATTTTTAAAGGGTCCATACCACTCATAATACAGTCTCGTATTAAGTTAGAGTTGGTTTGGGTTTTACCTGTTCCTGGTGGACCAAGGATTGTTTTCTCTTCTATCAAAACGGAACGTCCTGATCTTCTTTAAAGGTGACCTCCGGTAAATCTATTTCTGATCTATCCATTTCAGGTATGTACCAGACCCTTACCTGTTTTTTATTATCGTTACTATCTTTAAAAGAATACCTTTTAGTCGAATCATCACCGTTGTTTAATTCTTTAAGTCTTTCTGTAACCTGACCTCTGGTGTAATAGGTAAAGTTATGACGCTTTAAAAACTCCTGAAGACCTGTCAACTTAAAGTAAGTAAACCCGTCCTCTGTCCATGGTTTGCCCGTCATAATCTCTTCAGGGCTTTGGGCTTTTATCCTCGATGTGCAATACATCTCAAGAAGCTCAATAAACTGTCCCTTGTTTGTTAATTCTTCCGGCACGGACACATGGGTCGCGTTACTAAGAAGAGTGTCTATTAGGTCGCGCCAATCGTTGTCTTTCGCTCTAGAGGGCATTTTATACATCTGCTCCATACACGCTCTCTGGAACTCAACCTGCATCTGCAATTGCTTTGTTGATAGCTCTAACCTAGAGCCGTCTACGTCTACAAACCAAACTGGAGGTTCTGATTCAACCACGGTCAGTCCACCAATACTTGCGGTTCCC